TCCTGCAGCTAAAACTGGTACTGCTTCCAAAGGTGTAGGAGGAGGAGAATTATCTCTTTACTGGCTATATAACTATTCAAACAGTAATATAAATGTTACTGAAGGAAGAGAAGGAGCTGGTCCTGATTTATATTTTGATGGTCTTGGAGTAGAGGTAAAAGCTGAGGCAAGTCATACTGCTAAAATAGGTTTAGGAAGATTTAGTGAATTCAAAGAAGAGGTATCTTTGCTAACTATTTTATTTGGATTAAATGCATTAACTAAAGTTTTAAGTAGTCAAGATTTAGAAGGTAAGATACTTAATCCTACAAACTTCTTAGGTAGAGAGTTACC